TATGGCGATTTGTCGATCATGACTTGAAACAATCGCTCAATTCGGTTGATAACGCACAGAGGCATGAAGCTCAGGTTAGGCTCAATCTCTCTGATGAACATGATGCTGAGATCGTATTCTCCTAAACCTGAGTTTGCGGAGAACCATTCTTTGGCTTCTTGTTCTGTAGTTAGAATCATTTACTTTTCCTCGCTCGGGTGTGTGACCACAAAACCAGCGTCAATTATCGCGTCAACTACAGCATCAATCTGGTCGCTGAATCCAGCATGACCGCCTATGCTTTGTTGGAATTGAACCTCGTTATAAATAATCTGATACAGTTTATCTCTCGTCTCATCATTCATGATCGCCTCCTGATTGTTTGCGTTGATTTTCAGCCCAGCGATCTGACGTGGCTTTGAACTGCTCTTGGAATGCGCGCTTTTCTTTCATCAGCTGGTTATGTTCGTCGGCCAGATTAAGCAGGTTCTCAGCGTGGAAAAGCATGCTCCCGCAGTCTATTGTTTTGCGTTCTGCGGTCATATTATTCCTCCCCGCGGGCGAGTTTTAGAGCCATATAAGCTTTGTGAACTGTGCTTCCGTCTGGCAAGTGGCTCGGATTAATGTCTTCAAAATTCTGTCCTGTACAGTTTCCAAGCATCTCATCCAGAGCCTCAACCAGCGCGTCGTGTGCATTCACGGCGCGGACGATAAACGCAGCAATTTCTTCGCTCCCTGCGTCAATAATGAAATTCGGCGTGTCTCCAATACGCGAACCGTTATCATCAAATCCGAACGTCTTTTTGTCGGATATATAATTTTTATAGGCATACAATTTAATATGCTCTGCCTTAACAACATCAAGCTTGCCGATCTTGATAACTGCTCCAAGTGATGCGTCTAGTGATTTGGTCATAATGTTCTCCGTTAGTTAATTGGTAATGTGTCACGCGGTTTTGGATTAGTGGGCAACCCATTGCCCACCACCGACACGGCGCGACCAGCGACCATAACCATTTGTCTCCTCAAGATGGATGATGTAGTCCACCTGCTCACCGCCAAACTCCCGCGTGGCAGATGACTTTGCCGCTGTTAGAGTATTTGCGCTGATCTCAATTTTGCGCGCCCGGCTGATGCTGTGATGGCTGATTGTTGCTGTGTAGGTTTTCATAATGTTTGCTCCGTTTGGTTAGTGTCGATGAGTTAGTTTTAGACCATCGTTTTGCCCGTGTCAATAAAATAGTTTTACCTAAATGATTTTTATTGCGTCGTAAAATAAATTGTGTTAATAAAATCACATAGGCATCCAACAGGAGTTAATTATGGCTAAAAAACAGACTGGCATCGACACATGGCGCTGGCGCATTGCCAAGGCTGGCCACACTGCGCGCTCGTTTGCGCGGTACTGCGAGGTCAACAATGCGCTGATTAGCCAGTACGTCAACGGCAAGATCGTGCCGACGCCGGATCGTATCGCTCATATTGAGGCTGCTCTTAGAGAGTTGGGAGTGTAGAAAAACCCGTCCACTTTTACATGGACGGGTTATTTGGTGGGGTTAAGCAATGTTCGGAGAAGAAAACAAAATACAGTTTGCTTGCGCAAAATGGCTGCGCGAAAACGGCTATCTGTTTTTTCATACTCCTAACGAAGGAAAACGCACCGCGCAGCAAGCATCTAAGCTAATCTCGCTTGGTCTTCAGCCCGGAGTGCATGATTTATGCATCCTACTCGACGGAGGCGTTACCGTCTGGATTGAACTCAAAACAATCAAAGGAATTGTTAGTCAGCATCAAAAAAACTGGCACGAAAAGATAATTAAAAAAGGCCATCATAGTCATCTTCTTCGGGCTGAATCTCCTGAGCAAGCCGTTTCAATTCTAGCCTCGATTTTAGAGGCCCATAGCGCACGATCTCAGTAAATTTTCCGTTTGGCTTTGTGTCTATCCACTCAGGGACAAGACCGCTGCTGTTGTAGTGCTGAGCCGCTAGTGGAGTTGCAAAAGCAATACCGTCCATGCCTGTAAAGGCTTTCCACCATGAAACTGCTTTCTTCTGCGGGTAGCTGCCCGGAGCATGATTGATGCAAACCCACTCGCTCGCAGACAGAACAAATCCGGTATAGTAATCGACCCGCAGCGTGTCTGGTTTTCCATCTTTGCCTTTATGTTCACGCGCTCTCGCGTCTGTGATTTTATGACGTGTGATGATAACCTGATTTGACAACACAGCCACGTTAGCTGCTTTAGCGTCTACTTGTTTGGCTTCTTCTTTTGGAAAGATATATCCGCAGTCCGTGCATTGCATCACAGATATATGCATAATCGTGCTGCACATCGGACAGAGTTTCATCGGTGGAATTCCGTCTCCTTCTTTTTTGTCTTTGCCTTTGATCTTGTCAATCGGGCCGTGGCGTTGAAGATTGCCGCTATAGTCAAGATAAAGGCAGTTCGGCTTCGGCCCTGCTTTGATTGCTGCCTTGCGCTGTAATGCTGTTTCAAGCGGCATATTCGCGGCATATATAGGCCTTGTTCCACGGCCCAGCATCTGCACCAATAGCCCGCCGCTTTCCGTTGGCCTAAGACCGGCAATCAGATCAATGCACGGGATATTCGTCCCGGTAGTCATAACTGCGACACTGCACACGGCGCGCAGTTCATGCCGTTTAAGCTTTGCATAAATTTCTTCACGCTCTTTTTGTGGCGTTTCTCCAGTCACAACCGCGCAGGTAAAACCGCAGCGTATGATTTCCGCAGCGACGTGGTGGCAATGGTCAACGCCGGAACAGAAGATCATCCATGTCTTGCGGTTCGCTCCGTATTCGATCAGCTCTTTCACGGCTCCGGTAGTGATAGCGTCTGTATCAATCGCCGCCTGAAGTTCGCTGTCGATAAATTCACCGCCGCGCTTATGCACGTTGCTCAGGTCAATCTTTGTCGCCATTGATTTGGGTATAAGCTCAGAAAGGTATCCTTCTGTCACACCTTCAAGCAAGCCATACTCATAGATGACTTCATCAAACAGTGCATCTTCGCCTCTGGTTAGCATTCCGCTATCAAGACGGAAGTCTGTTGCGGTCAATCCAATCACTCGCGCCCGTGGGTTCATGTCTTTTAGCGCGGCAATAAACTTGCCCCACATCGTTGTTGAATTTCTCGGAATTGAATGCGCTTCGTCGACTATCAACAAATCAATCTTGCCCAGGTCATGCGGATTTCTGAAAACGCTCTGGATTCCAGCAAACAAGATAGGCGCAAGCTTCTGCTTTTTTTTCAGCCCCGCCGAGCATATCCCTGCTGGTGACATAGGCTCAAGCGCCATATATTCCTGATAGTTCTGTAGAACCAAGTCGCTGTTATGAGTACATATGCACACGCGCGCGCCAAACTCTTTGTAGACGTATTGCACCAGTCCGGCGATGACCAAACTCTTTCCAGTCCCTGTCGCCATAACGATAAGGCCGTTTCCATCGTCGTTGTGCAGATAATCAAACGCCGCTTCTAATGCTTTTTGTTGATAATCTCGCAGTTTCATTTGTGGCAAATCTCCGAATACTGACAGGCCCTACATTGCCAGTGATCTGGACGCTGGCTGAGTTTTTCGGGTGGTTCTTTGCTCTGTGCTATGCGTCTGGCCTTTTCGATAAGACCGCGCGCATACGCCGGATCAGCACATGTCCGAACGGCTTGCATGTCGCGTCCGCCCGGTGTAGCGACAACTAGATAATGCCGTGTCATATCCATGCAGTGCATGTAAACCGCTGCCTGAGAGTAATAGCGCGGCTCCCAATGCTTCAGTGCTTGTTTCTCGCCATGCACCTGCACGGCTTTCTTGAGCTTGTTAAATCCGGTTTCGTCAACGGCTTTGACTTCCAGCACATGAGGCGTATTCGGGCTTTCACAAATCCCTGTGATAATTCCGTCAAGATGACCTTTCAAAAAGCCTAAATCAAACTCTGCTTGTTGTCCTGTGATTTTTATCTGCGGTAGTAACCGCAGACGGTCGATGATCAACTGCTCAGTGCGGTGGCCGTCCTCGAATTTCAATAGCGTTTCAATAGGCCACGGCTTGCCTTTTATGCCGTTGCCCATATACCAGATTTGCCTTGAGCAATCATTTCCAATACAGCTTCCGCCGATATATGTTCGTGGCTGTTCAGCCTCTGCACGTTTAAGGATAGCCCGGCGCACTTCTGCGAGCGTGTTTATGCCTTCAAGATATGCCATGCGCCGGGTGTTCCTTATTTAGTTGGTTGTTACTTAGCAAACGGGTTCTTTTTTGCCGCTGGTGCTGCTGTTGCAGCACTGGCAGACTGTGATACAGCACCAACAGGCTTATATGACGTGATGTTGTTCTGCAAACGAGCGGGCTGCTGAGTGCCGAACTTGTCAGTGTATGGATTCCCCATCTTCTGACTTACAACAATGTTCATCCTCTTGTTGTGCAGCACGTCGCTATCACTGAAGTTGACCACTCCAACAGCTTCAGCGATTTTCTTGAGCGTCTGCTGACCGATTTTCTGGGCTGTTTCATTTGCGTTCATGAAGTTGATCTGGTCAAAGTATTTGCGATTTGTATCGCCGATCTTATATTCCAGCTTCAGGATGCGGCCATTTCCGGCTTTGGTGTCTTTGACCTCACTTCCAAGGATTGTCACTGTGTATTCACCAGATTCCAAAAGCTCGAATTCGCTCTCTTCGACTTCTGACGCCACAAAGTTCATACCGAGATTTGCCATAGTTTAGTCACTCCTTGCTCTGGTTAAAAAACGGAATCTTCTCTGCGATTGTGCCCCAATATGCTCCGTCGGCATCAAAGGGGATTTCAGCCGGAAGGCTAAAACGGTTCTTGGCCTGAAACGCTGGGCGCTCTTCGCTGTAGAGATAACGCTCTCCTGTGCCAATAGCCCGCACACGCTCACTGCCGAGCTTGTCTTTGCTTTTCAGCACTCCGGTGTGCATTGCTGCGAACAACACGATGTCTGCTTTCTCCTGCAGTAAGGCCGACGCCCGCTGGTGCAGCTTCATCTCGTAGCGGTCATACGGATCAGTCTGCGGATTTTCAAACCGCTTGACTTGAGCATGGGCGGTCTGAATAACCATCATGCCCTTATCACTGCGGAGCAAGTCAAGCGCATCAAGATATTCACGCCAGATGTCAAGCGCCATGACATAGCCCTTGCCGTAGCCGTAGGACTCAATGCCTTGCGCAACGCGGTCTTTTCCAGCCGTTTGGTTTTCCTCGACAACCTTAGCCCAAACAAGAGGCTCCAAATGGTCAAGGCTGTCAATCACGACCGTCTGGAAGTCATGCTGCTGGGTGTATAGTTCTCCAAGCTGGCTGATTACCTCGCTGAAGCTGTCCGGCTTTTTAAATCGCGGCGCATCAATGCCGGACAGGCCGTCTTCAACTTGAATAAACACCGGAGAAGGCGCAAGGCTGCCGAAGGTGCTTTTTCCAAGGCCGTGGTTGCCGTAAATCACAATGCGCGGTGGCAGGTGTTTGACTTGTTCGAGTTCCATTACTCGTCTCCTTCTTCTTTGAGTTTGATTGTGACCTTATTAGCCTCAACCGTGCGGGCTGGTTCAAATTCATCGCGAATGTTTGATGGCCAAGCTTTATAACGGCTCTCCGGCACGTCATAGGTGACCTTGACATATTCAAACGGGTCGCTGCCGCTGACTTGTATCTTCTCAAAAATTCCAGCAAGCATTTCTTGATTCCACTTGATGCGCTTTGGAACATGGAATTTAATCTCGCCACAGCGCACAGTTCCAAACTTATCCGCAAGTTCGGTTTTGTATTCCGTCGCCAGCATTTCGGTGATTTGTGTTTCGCGTGCAGCGATAAGCTGCTTGCGCTGTTTCAAGTCGGCGAGTTCCGCCAACATAGACGTGACGTCCATAAGTACTTCCTTTCACAATCTTCACGGCATTATTGCCGCTTGATAAGTCGCACGATATGCCCTATAAAGGGGTATGTCAACAGGAGAAAACAAAATGCAGCTAAAAAAAATATACATGCCTGAATCTCAGGTTAAGGCCATTGAAAAGCGAGCTAAAAAACTTGGCTTGAGCTTTTCAGCCTATGTCCGGTCTATCTTGGCAGGAGCAATGGAATGAATTTTCTTGATAAAAAACAGAAGGCCGCGCTCGAACATGCAATGTCTTGCGCTGCTGAATTTCTCGCTGAGTGCGGCACGTCTGACCTTGCCAAACTTACGCCGGAACAGGCTGAAGAGTTCGGCGTTATTTTGATCTGCCGCTACGGTGAACGCGCTCCTGGTAAGATATTTGAGGACGATGTGCCCTTTTGATCACCGCGCCAGCGTATAAACAACCGGCTTCTTGGCAGCGTCGAACAACAGTTTGCCGCTGCCGTTGGCTGTTCCGAGAGTGTCTTGCACTTCATCCATTTGGCGCTTGCTGAGGTGCAATGCACGCATAACTTCTCTGCGCTCGGCCTGATTTTTATTGCGCTTCATAAATTCAATCACGCGATTACATGTCCTGTGGTGTTCATCCTCGAACATTTGCTCACGCCCAAAGTCAAGCATAAATCCAAGACTGTCCCCGACAAGGCCGTTTCCATCGTCGTTGTGCAGATAATCAAACGCCGCTTCTAATGCTTTTTGTTGATAATCTCGCAGTTTCATTTGTGGCAAATCTCCGAATACTGACAGGCCCTGCATTGCCAGTGATCTGGACGCTGGCTGAGTTTTTCGGGTGGTTCTTTGCTCTGTGCTATGCGTCTGGCCTTTTCGATAAGACCGCGCGCATACTCCGGATCAGCACATGTCCGAACGGCTTGCATATCACGCCCCCCCGGAGTGGAGCAAACAAGGTAATGCCGTGGCATATCCATGCAGTGCATATAAACTGCTGCCTGAGAGTAATAGCGCGGCTCCCAATGCTTCAGTGCTTGTTTCTCGCCATGCACCTGCACGGCTTTCTTGAGCTTGTTAAACCCGGTTTCGTCAACGGCTTTGACTTCCAGCACATGAGGCGTATTCGGGCTTTCACAAATCCCTGTGATAATTCCGTCAAGATGACCTTTCAAAAAGCCTAAATCAAATTCAGCCTGTTGTCCTGTAATTTTAATCTGCGGCAATAGCCGGAGGCGGTCGATAATCAACTGCTCAGTGCGGTGGCCGTCCTCGAATTTCAATAGCGTTTCAATAGGCCACGGCTTGCCTTTTATGCCGTTGCCCATATACCAAAT